ACTGTGGGTGTTGGGTCGTGTAGATGCGTACTGCTTCCATCGTCGGGCGAATGAAGCGGCTGACGCTTTACGGCGCCATAGTAACCGTGAGCTCAAGGATATAGGTATCGTCGGTGGTCGAGCAGATATACAGAGGATGGCACATCATAAGTGTCCGTGGTGCGATAGGACTATTTGATACTGTTGGTTCGTGTCCCAATCCGTGGCGAAAAGGCATCGGCACTCTCCTGACAAATTTCCCAAGACTAATGTCTAATAGCACCCGTATTCTATTGCATCCGTGTGAAACTGGCGTGGGATGATACATCCCCCTTGTAGATAGCGTATTTATATCAGTATGTTACATAAGATCAATCAATTTGCTTAGGTTCCCTAGTCGATTTGGACCCCCCAGCACCCATAATAATCAACCCAATTCAAAAAGCAGGGCTAAAGGTCGCGTTGTTGTTGTTGTTGTCGGCCTTCGTAACGAGGAGCCCTCTTTAGAAAACTGAAAAGGAAACCCAAGATGGGCCTAGAAACTGGCACACACATAGATGACCTTGTTGTCGCTAACCCAGCGTCAACTGATGGTCTAGCGCAAGCTGACGACCACATACGTCTTATTAAGACTACCTTAAAGAATACCTTTCCCAGCATCACAGCCGCAGTCTCTAGCACTCACACAGAGCTAAACGCACTTGACGGATACACAGGCAACGTAGCAGACCTTAACTATGCTAAGGCCCTCAATGCCACTGGTGTCACTGCTGTTGAGTTTGATTACTTGGATGGTGTTAGTTCTGCCCTACAGCCGCAGTTAGCAGCCAAAGCCCCTTTAGCGAACCCTACATTCACTGGCACACTTAATGCCCCTACAGTTGACTTAGGCGACTGGACGATTGCCCAGAGTGGCTCAGACCTTGTGTTCTCACACAGTGGCACTGCTCGGTTCAAGCTTTCTAGTGCTGGAGCCCTAATCGTTGAGGGCGATGTGACTGCATTTGGAGCAGCATAATGGCTCTACAGGCATCAGGCGTAATAGACCTTAGTGACATACAGACTGAGTTTGGCGGCTCTAACCCCATTGGTCTGTCGGAGTATTATCGTGGTGGCTCTTTGACTACTACGAATAACACAAACGTACCTACAAGCGGTGCCATCACCCTCAGCAACTTTTATGGTGGTACATCTGTATACACCTTTACGATCTCCAGCAACGCCCAGCAAGCAAACATACGATCCCTAGCACTTACAAGTGGATGGGACGGCAACGCACCGCTCAAGGTGGTTGTAAACTCAGGCGTTTATGTGTGGTCTGACAGCACCTCCACAGGTGGCATGATTGTCTCCGGTTCCTTCCCAACTGGCGTCACATTAGAGAACTCTGGATTTATCATAGGTAAAGGTGGCGCAGGTGGCGCTTGGGGTTCTTCTGGCAGTGCTGCTGGAGGTCCAGCTCTTTTTGACAGCTCAGGCCAACTCACAGTTAGCAACCTCTCTGGTGGTTACATAGCTGGCGGAGGCGGCGGCGGTGCTGGCGGAGCATACACCTCAGGCGGCGGAGGAGCAGGTGGAGGCCAAGGCGGTGGACCAACTGCAAACGATGGCTACGGCTCTTTCAACGGTGGTGCAGGAGGCCAAATTGGCCAATCGGGCAGCACGGGCCAAGGCGTTGCTGGTTATACGGGTGCAGGCGGAGGGGCTGGCGGCGGCGGTGGTTCTACTCTTGATAGAGGCAGTAAGACGGATAACCCAAGCGGTGCAGGTGGCGGCGGTGGTCGCATCTTGACTGGCTCAGGCGGCGCTGGTTCCCGTAGTTCAGGCGCAGGCGGCTCAGGTAATAACGCAGGTGGAAGTGTTGGTGGCGGCAACTGGTTCTCTGGTGGCGGAGGCGGATGGGGCGCTGCGGGTGGCTCTTCTGGCAGTCCCGGAGGCGGCTCAGGCAGCGCAGGTGGCCGTGCTATCACATGGTCGGCTGCTACAGGAAATGTCACTAACAATGGCACAATCTATGGAGCGTACACCTAATGCAGCTAGATTCCGTACTGACCAACATGGGTGACTTTGAATACATCTGCCCTGAAAGTATTACTTGGGTAGACAATAACATCTTAGGGCAGGGCTACACAGTAACTACTGTTATTGAGCGTATGAACATTGACCCTTTGATACCCGACCATGAGAGGCGGGTGTGGATACGCAATGCCAGACGCATGTTTCAAGAACCCGCTGCAATATACATGGGTGGCGACACTGTAGAAACGGATGTATTTCGTTTGTTAGTCAACACAGCGGCAGTTACAGAGGGCTCCCTTGCTCATTGTCAGGGCTACATTTGGCTCAAGTATTCCAAGGTAAGTGAAGCTGGTGCTATAACCGTAGGAACCCCCGATAACTTTACGGTCATAGAGACTGTTATGGGTCAGTCGTACACTGACGCCTCCCATGTGGCATCATTGGTACCAGCCATAGAGCGTAAGGTTGAAGACACTGTTGATGGCTCCGACTACTGGAAGCCCTACACGCCATAAACACATAAGGAACTCAGGCCATGCCTAACCTACCAATCCGTGGACTAGGGTCCGTGGGCGTGGTCACTGATGTTGACCCATTCAACCTACCGATCAATGCGTTTACCAGAGCCAAGAATGTCAGGTTCACAGAAGGTAAAGCTACTAGGGGCCCCGTGTATCGGGATGTCTCTGGGGCCCTATCTTTTGTACCTGCGTTTGCCCAAGGTATAACCGCTCTCACTGGCTACGACACCGTGTTAGTAGTGGACAACACCTTTGACATTTATGAGTTCTCTAACGGGTCTTTTACCCAGCGTTTTAATTCGTCACTAAGTGCAAGCATTATTAATGTTACAGCAACAACCTTAGCTGACGTTGAGTATATCAACAGGCCTGACACTACTCCTGTTGCTAGAGCGCCCAGCGCCACTAACTTTACTGCATTGGCTAACTGGCCGTCAGGTTACAGGACTACAGCCTTACGTTCCTTTGGTGACTTTCTGTTGGCGCTGGGAACTGTAGAGGCAGGCAACGTAGCCTACCCAAACCGTGTACGCTTTAGTGATCCAGTGGTGGCTAACAGTGTACCTTCTACTTGGGATGAGACTGACGCAACTAACAGTGCAGGATTTAACGACTTAGTACAGATGAAGACACCCATAGTAGATGGTGCCACCCTTGGCCCTAACTTCCTTGTGTATTCTCAAGACCAAGTTTGGATGATGGAGTTTGTGGGCGGTACGTTTATTTTCAACTTCCGTAAGCTATTTGATGACGCTGGTGTCATAAGCCAGAACTGCATAGCTGAAATAGAAGGGCGGCACTACGTTTTTGATAGGGATGACATCTATGTTACTGATGGCAACACCCGTCAGTCTATCTGTGATGGACGTGTCCGTGACTACATCTTTAGCGGTATAGATAACTCTAAGACCGAAGTCTGCTTTGTGCAGCACAACGCGAACTTAGAAGAAGTATACTTCTGCTACCATTCTGGCGATGATATGGCTCTGTATACAGATGGCAACGCCTGTAACCGAGCCGCTGTCTATAACTACAAAGAGGACAATTGGACATTCCAAGACCTCCCTAATGTAATCTCTGGCTCCGCAGCTAACATTAACTCTGTGGTTTCTTATGCAGGTGCCACCCAGACCTACGCTAACATAGGCGGCTCGTACCACGACCAAGAAAGTCCCTTTGCCCAGCACCCACTGCTAGTCTCAAAGATTGGCGGGGGTTTAACAGCGGCAAAGCTCTATGGTGTAGACTTAGTGGACCGTGGCTCACTTTCGCAAGCTGTAGACACTACTGTTACTAATCCGTTTCTGTTAGAGCGCATCGGGCTAGACTTAGATGACCTTGGAATACCTTTAGCAGGCTATAAGGTAATATCCCAAGTGTTCCCACAGGTTTCGACTTCAAACTCTAACGGTACCTTCAACTTTACTTTTGGTGCTGCTAATACACCTAACGCCACACCTAACTATGGGCTCAATGTATCCTTTAATTCACTCGTGGACTACAAAGTAGATACCAGAATGTCGGGGCGTTATCTTTCATACAAACTTACAAGTGACACTACCAAGGACTTTGCCTTCTCAGGCATGGACGTAGAGGTGGTGGTTACTGGTCGAAGGTAATCATTAGATGTCATTATCAGATAAGCTAAACTTATTGGTGTCTCGCTATGTGAGGCGTCAGATACCCAACTTAGACCCAGACGCTATGGGCAGGTACCTGCAAGATGAACTTAGAGAACTAGAGTCTTCTATCCGATCTCTTGCAGACGCCAGTATCCAAGTGGCAGACCGAGAACCGACAGGAAAACGCAAAGGCATGGTTCGCTATGCTGTGTCACCTTGGAATCCACTCGGTAACGGTACTTTAGGTCTAGTCGTTTATAACGGAACGGCATGGGTATCTGTGTAGCCGCTAACTAACAAAAAGGAATAAACAAATGTGGGGCGCAATAATCGGCGGGGGCTTGAGCCTCTTAGGGTCTATGCAAGATAAAAAGGCACAAGATGCTGCTACAAATGCCAAAATGGCTGGATTCAATCAATATAAACCATATGTGGATGCTAACCTATCTGGTGCCTCTGGAGCTTTAGACGGCGTTTTAAGCACTGGTGCGTACCAAGGTGATACCTATGCTGGCCCGAATGCCTTTCAAACAGGTACTGCCAACAGTATGGGAAACCTTAGCAGTGGCATGATCGGAAACGGCAATAACATGCTGGCTTCCAATGCAAACTTTGGTAACAACAGCCAAGGCTTATACAACCAGTTCCAAGGCATGTCTGAAGCCGCCCAAAATGACCGCTTATCTACAGCAAACACCTATGCAGCCAATAACTCTGATGCTTTGGTTAATTCTGCGATGCGTGATGACATGCGGAACCTTAATGAGAACACACTGACGGGCATTGATCTAAACGCATCTAACACAGGAAACATGAACTCCAGCCGTGCAGGCGTGGCAGGGGCCGTTGCCCAGCGCGGGTTTGATGACCGCCGTGCAGATGTTGCAATGGGTATCCAAGACCGCTTGGTTGACCGTAGCCTCGCACAGCAGGCACAGCAGTTTTCAGATCAAGGCAGAGCACTCCAGTCAGCAGGCACTGCTAACGATGGCATTTCTAGTGCATACAACATGGGCCTAAATACTGTAGGCGAGGGTGCCAACTTTGGCATGAATGCAGGCAATAGTTTGCAAGGTTACAGTCAAGCTGAACTTGATGATTTACGCAGGCGTTTTGAATCTAACCGCGACTTTGAGATGGAGCAACGCTCTAATTATCAGAATGGTATCTTAGGCCGTGCTCCAAATAGCAGTCAGTCTGTGAGTCCAAGTATGGCTAATCCATTTGCTGCTGCAATGAGTGGAGCTATGACAGGCTTTGGCTTCCAACAGAAGTATATGCCCACTGGCGGTAACTCTCCATCTATGAGTACAGCACCACGAGGGAGACCGTTTTAATGGATTTCGGAACATTATTAAAAGACCCAAACGTAGTTGAAGTTGCTGCCAGTAGGGGCCTTACGCCAGAGCAGTACCTAAACAGTTTAATAAGTAAAAGGCCAATTGTTGAGACCCTCGAATCTGGCGTTCTAACCAGCCCATCAGTGATTTTGGGAAAACAGGATAACACAGATGTGGGGCCGTTAAATATTGATGGCGCAATGATGAACGTCGGGGCAGGCAAACCAGAAGTACCTGAAGGTTTTACAGTCTTGAAAATGCCAACTGGCTCTGACCATTCTGTATTGTTTAACGCTGAAACTGGTGAGACAAGGCCATATACAAACGCATCTCGACAGCTTTTTAGCAACTCAGTACTTGAAAGAGATATACAGGAACTTGCCAGAGACGAATATGGTAGAATCAATGTTTCTGAGCCTATTCTGACGGCTAAGAGGGTGGCGGCTGAAGCAGAGGGTGATCTACAGGCAGCAGAGACTGGCGAAAACTTACAAGCATCATTGGATGCAAATGCAGCCCTAAACCAAGCTATCCTTACTCAAGATAACTATAACCCAAACGTAGAAAACGCGACAGCAACCAGTTTGCAGCCATTCATAGATTTACCGCATGGCCTAGACACCTTTGAGGAAGACTACACTTCAAAGCCTAGCCAAGTTACAACCGGACCAGTCTTAAATGAGCCGCCAGAAGGTTTCCACAGGATGCATGATGGCTCCATGATGGCTGACGATGAGATGTCTGGTTCCTCTAATCCCTATGCACCATTAGGTGCTGGTGGCATGAGTGAGGACATACTAGCTGACAGGAATGCCCCTCCCGCAGTTGATTCCTATGCACCATTAGGTGCTGGTGGTAAAAGTGCAGGTATCCTAGCTGACAGGAATGCCCTGCCAGATGGGCCATCGCCAATATTAGAGACTGACAACCTTGACACTTCTTCAGTTCCTTCGCCTACACGGCCTACAGGCAATGCTCGTGGCTCCAACATGCCTTACGCTAAAATAGGCATGGGTGAGAGTATGATGCGTATGGGACTTGCAGGAATTGGTGGCTCCACTAAAGGATTTGGTGCTTCTGCGGCTGCTATTGGTAACGAGATGGGCAACATCGAAGACGCCAATCGCGCTACTGGTATTGCAGAGGCTCAGGCTAATGAGGCAAGTCGTATTGCAAACGCAAGGCAGGCTGCACTCAATGCAAAATCAACTGACAAAGCTGGTGGCAAGAATTCAAAGGCATTGGACACTGTAAATGACTCACTATGGGGCATGCAGAATGGCTTAGATGCTATCGCAGCAAGTCGTGCTGACGGTGGTAACCTAACTGGCGTCGGTGGTATGTTCAAAGGTCTCATTGACAGTTTCACTGGTGATCCTGATGCCAACCGAAGATTAACTCTGGAACGTCTTAAAGTTAATGACGCCTTGCTCCGCACAGCGGAAACTAAAGGTGCCATATCAAACTCAGAAATGTCTCTGTTCCTCAAGCCAGCACCAACAACCTTTAAAGATGAACAGGTGTGGGTCGATTGGATTAAGTTAAGGATGGAAGCACTTAGGAGGGTACGGACCCGACTACAGGGCGGCGTAGTTCTAGGACCGGGCGAACGAGCCAATAATTTTGGAACTTACGGCAGTGAGGGTGATTTCAAATTCTCTCCAGATGTCCAATCAGCTTTAGACAAATACAAATAGTAAGAGAGGTGGTTAGCAATGGCTGATATCGAACAGTTAAGCCGTGCGTTTATGGCCGCAGACAAGGCCGGAGACACTAAATCCGCACAGTTGTTAGCCAATGCCATCCGCGAACTACAAGCGGGTCAGGCGCAGCCAGCGGCTCCAGAACCTACTGCCCAAACTCAAGCAGAAGCTCCAGACACCTCTATACTTGGCGCACTTGGGCAGGGTGTTGACCAATCTGGTGCTATGGTCGGCAAAGGCATCCAATCCGCAGGCGAATACTTCAACGTGGATGCCATAGAGGCCTATGGCGCTGAGATGGCCCAGCGCAACGAAGCGCAACTTGCGGCTTCCAACTACCAACGCCCAGAAGGCGCAGATGGCATTATCAAGAACCTCAAGGAAGGCGAGTATGGCAACGCTGGTAACTCTCTCCTATATGGCGCTGCTGAAGCTGCACCTCAAGTTGCTGGTGGTGTCGTTGCCTCTGTGGGCGCTGGTCTTGCAGCCACCTCTGCCCCAATCTTGGGCACAGCCGCCGCCATCGGCGGTACTGTCTATGGTACTGTAAACGCGCTGGGACAGATGCGCGATGAGAAAGAGACACAAGGACTAGACCCTACAGCAACTGCGTCTGACTTGAGTGCAGCCGTGGCCTCTGGACTTGTTGAGCTACTTCCAATCAAAGGAGGTGGAGCTACACTAAAGGTAATACGTGAAGCTGGCCAAGAAGCAGTACAAGAGGGCCTAGTAATTGGTAACACTACTGTCCAAGGCGGCGAGTATGTGCCCGAAGAGGTTGTCAATCGTATTGGTGATGCTGCAATTACTGGCGGCGCTATTGCTAAAGGCGTCAACATGAGTATTTCCACCGTCAACAAGGCTGGCAATATTGTCATGCGGCCCCGCGAAGACCTAGACCCAGAAACAGACCAAGCTGCTGGCGATGTTGCTCGTATGCTTGGTGAAATTTCAAAGACTGAGGGTTACAACCTCAAGGATGTCACAGTTTCACCAGATAAAGGCTCTACAGCCGCTTTGGATTCCGCTCGTAGTAAAATTCGTGCAGATATAGACGTTGCCGTTAAAGAGCTTAGAAAGAATATTCTTAGGGACGCCCCCCAAGAGATTGTATCACAGTTTAATGAAACACTACGTCAGGCCAACAACAAAGTATCGACTGTAGTAACAAAAGAAAACATCCAGTTCATAAAGGATAACTTTGGCTCTACTAAACAGGGCCAGCAGTTAGCTCAAGCATACCGTAAATCTAATGTTGTTACTGAGTTATATGCCGCTGGTCCGAAAGGTGGCGTTTCTCAGTTTACTGACCAGTTTAACCCTCTTCCTACTTTTGGTAGGTCTTACAACCCCGCTGGCATGATTGCTGGTAACTTAGGTGCTGGTGCTGCTGTATTAACTGGTGGCTCATCACTAGCTGCACAGCTTCCTATATTAGCTGGTGGCCGTGCTATTGACGCTGTTACAGGCCGTAGGTCTAAAGTTGCTCGGTTTGTAAAGAAGAACCGCAAGAAAGAAGGCTTAGGCCCCACTGGCGGTACTTCAATAGTTGGCATGGCTAAGGCGCGTAAAGAAGCTGAGGTTGCCAAGAAACTTGCTGAAAAGGAGAAACAAAAGGCTGCTGCTACTGCCAAAAAGGACAAATCTGATGAGGCCTCAGCAGCAACTGCTGTTAGAATATATAAGAATGGCTTACCGCCAAACCGAGGCGACACACCTGATCCAAGAGGCGTTGTGTATAATGCGATTGAGGACAGCCGTGGTCGCCAGAAGCTCACTCCAAGGCAAATGGACGCTAAGATAGAAGAGATACTATCCAAAGCTGAACAGGACAACAAGAACAGTCCAGAAACGCTTTCTTCAATAGGCGAATACAGAATGTTCTTGGCGTCAGGCCGTATGAGCATGGAAGGTCGCCCACTTACCGAGGTCGCTGCTTTGGTCAACGGCGCTTGGGACAGTTTTGTCCCCCCTAAAGGGTCAAAGAAGGGTACTGAACGCCCACCACCCCTACCGCCAAAGCAGGCGAGAGGTAAGGCTGAAAATGAGGCTCTACTAGCAACTCTTCGTGATAAGATGGAGGCTGATACGTCTATTTCAGACGCTGACAGAAACATACTGTTTACTGCATTTGATGATCTAAAAATGAATCTAGGTAAGAACCCATTAGAGGGTGCTGAGGGCATCATGGGAACCGCTGTTGCCAAGCTAAGTGACCCTAGACTTGCAGAAACCCACCTGTCTCCCTATATTGCAAGAGTTAGGCAACAACAGAAAGCTAAAGATGCTCCTAGTCAGCCAGAACCCAGTGACCCAACAGGAAATCCAGCGCCAGTGGGAACAGCTCCCGTGGAGCCAGCACCAACCCCACCCGCAGGGCCTGTACTTAACCCAGAGCCATCTCCAGCCAAACCAACTCCAAAGCCCCCAAGCCCAAAGCAAGTAAAGAAGGAACTTCCTCAAGCTAAGGCTATTATTGAGATTGGCAAAAAAGGCTCAAAGTATGAGAACGGCATCCAAGACTGGGAAATGGCTCTTGAGGCTGCAAAGACTTTAGGACTTGCTGTAAATATGTTTAGTAGTAACCAAGCTATGGCTACTGGGGCGAAATCCGCTGGTTTTGGTAAAGTTACACGGAGCACAAAAGGCTTTTTCAATCCATACGGTTCACAAGGTGGCGCTGGTGGTACAATATTTGGCATAAAGCCGGGCGGCTCTTTAAAAGGTAAAAGGATCACTAATTTATCGGCGCTAACAACGCTTTTACATGAGATTGCCCACGGTGTGACTGTAGGTCCATTAGATGGTGAGGGAGCTCCTTTCAATCGCTTATATATGATCCCTCAAGATAAGACTGCTACTAATAAGATGTCTAAGGCGATTAGAGATACATACAAGCCGGGGTCTTTTGTTGGTAGCTCTATAGTACCACTTCTTTCTGGTATGAACTTTGACATCAATCACCCAGTTGTTAAAGAAATTAACAACCTACAACGTAATATAAGCGTTACTTTAGGAAATGGGTCGAAAGAAAGTAAGTCAGTAAGAGACTTTTATAAAATGGCGGGATTAGAACACACTCCAAGAGCAAAGAAGTACACCAAGTACGCTAATAACTTTGCTGAGTTCGCGGTAGACCCCGTATGGGTCTATATGTTTGACCCAGCCTTGGCTAAACAAGTGATGCCTGAGACCACAGCATTGATCCGCAAGGAGTTTGCTAAAGCTGGCAACAAGCAAATTCAGTTCTACAGTCATCCGTTTGCTACAATTCTAGCAATCGTTACGGCTATTGCTGCAACGGGTCTAGGTGACGACAGCGAGGACGAACTGCCAGATGGTGCACTAAGCCCAAGTCTTGGCGTACTTTCAGTATAAAAACATGGGGCCCCCTAGTGGGGCCTCAGTCAATTCTAAGGAAGCAAACGTGAACAAAACAGCATATGACTTTGTGCCAATTCTACAGGCTATAGAGTTCTTAAAGGCATCGGCACTCACAAAGAGTGAGCAGGATAAGATACTTGCAGAGATGGCTATATCCATACCGCATCCTTTGTTCTGTCGGACATGCCCAGACACACTAGCAATCATTGAACAAAAACTAGGGGTAACTCATGGGGAAACCACACAATCCACGGAAGAAATCTCCAAAGACGGAACTGACACACCCAGCACGGGCGCGGAAGGGCAAGGACAACTACTTCTCCAAGCTGATGCAGACCGAGGAGGGAAGGGCCCTACGAAAGCAGTGGTCAACAAAAAAGCGAGTAAACGCGGGTCGTCCATCAGGAACACCTGACGGCTACACGAAGGATACGATAGCTCCAATACGAACAAAGGCAAAGCTAGACGCTGAGAGGATCGTTAAGATTATGGCCGAAGACAACAACATAGATGATATTTATGCCATTGAGGCATTGAAGACAGCAGTTCAGATTATGCGAGAGCCGTCCCAAAGCAGGGATCGACTGACTGCCGCACGGATGGTTTTAGATTTTACTAAGACGAAACCCGCTGCAAAGAGCGAAGTGACTATTGGTAAAGCCGAAGCATTCTTGGAGTCGCTCTTAGTGGCTGACCCCGAAGAAGAGCAAAATGACGAAGATGGACCAGAAACTTAAAGAAGTCAGACGTAAACTATACGAAGACTTTGGCTTCTACAGTAAATCAGCCCTCAAGATCAGAACTAAAGATGGCGACATACGCCCACTAGACCTAAACCCAGCCCAGCGCATTCTACAGAAAGCTGTAGACGCTCAGATGGCAAGTGAAGGCAAAGTACGCATCATCATCCTTAAAGCTCGACAGCAAGGTCTATCTACGCATGTGGGCGGCTTTCTGTACTTTAATGTTTCCCAGAGGAAGGCCTGTAAGGCTCTAGTTGTAACACACCACTCTGACAGTACCCGTGCTTTGTTCGATATGACCAAAAGATATCACGACAACTGCCCAGAGCTACTAAAGCCCCATACCAAATATAGCTCACGCCGAGAGTTAACATTTGATGTCTTAGATAGTTCATATGTTGTTGCTACGGCGGGAGGTGAGAGCCTTGGTCGCGGGGAGACACTGACCCATGTTCACGCTTCTGAGCTTGCCTTTTGGCAAAAGTCAACGGCGCTGGAAAACTGGAACGGCATGACACAAGCGGTGCCCAACAAGCCCAACACTGCGATATTCGTAGAGAGTACGGCAAATGGTGTCTCTGGTATATTCTATGATCTTTGGAAAGGTGCTGTTGCTGGTACTAACGGCTATGTACCTGTGTTTATCCCTTGGTTTTTAGACAGTGAATACCGTGAGCCTGTGCCAGAAAACTTTGAGATAACACCAGAGGAAGAGAATATTGCCGATAAGTACGACTTAGACCACGAACAGCTAATGTTCCGCCGCCGTAAGATCGCACAGAACGGCATTGATTTGTTTTCTCAAGAATACCCAGCCGAGCCAGATGAATCGTTCCTGACAACTGGACGCCCTGTGTTCAACCCAACGAACCTACAAGAGAGCATTGCAACCGCTGAAGACCCCAAGAAGCGTCTAGCTCTTGAAGGTGATGAGTGGCTTGAGAACATGCGCGGAGAGTTAACTCTATTTAAGACCCTAGATGCAGGCGAACAGTACACAATAGGTGCTGACGTTGCGATGGGGGTACGAGGCGGCGACTACAGCGTTGCTCAAGTATTAGACAGTAAGAAACGACAGGTAGCGACTTATCGCGCCCAAGTGCATCCCGATTACTTTGCAACAGTCCTCTACAAGCTGGGTGAGTTCTTTAACTTTGCCTTCATCATAGTAGAGAACAACAGTCACGGTATCTTAACGTGTACACGTCTTGGAAAAGACTTAGCTTATCCGCATTTCTATACCGAGGTGCAGATAGACAAGTTGACTGAGAAAGAAACCCTAAAGCTGGGCTTCACTACTACCTCCAAGACTAAACCCCTGATTATTGATGAACTTAGGGCCTCTGTTCGAGAGGGTGCAATCGAACTTAACGATAAGGTCACTATCCGCGAAATGCTTACATATATCGTCACACAGAGTGGCGGAATGGAGGCAGAAGCTGGATGTTTCGATGACTGCGTAATGAGCTTGGCGTTAGCCAACCACATCCATGAGGGTGCTTGGGAGCCTGTTGAAGCAGTCGATGACTATTACATTGAGATGGTTTAGACATGAAATCAAAAGAAGAATACACAAGCCTTGATGACGATCAAATCGTATCAATAGTTGACACCAACATACGGCGTTCAATTGGCTATTATGACTCTGAAATATCCTCAGAACGGCGAAAGGTTATGCAGTATTATTCCGCTGCACTCCCTCGCCCAGCGCATGATGGCAACAGTAAGTACGTCAGCCAAGATGTCTACGATGC